GTAACGAAACACCCAGCCCAGCGGGGAGTATCGTGACACAGACTATCAGAAAACAGGGGAGGGGCAGCAAGTGATCTGGCTTATCCTGCTGATTGCATTGCTGATCCTGCCGGGGATGGCCGAGTGTAATTATGGCCCGTAGGCGCATTCGCACGCGCCGCAGCAATCATGCTGCTGGGGAAAAGAGACTGGCCCGGCTGATTGCAAGGTTACTGGCCGCCCAACGAAAGCGCATTCTGGCGGCGGCGGGATTTCAAAAGCAGGGCACTCCTATCCAGCCCGGATTCTGGGACGAGGAAAACCAGCGGATGACGCAGGAGGTGCGGGGACTTCTGGTCGTTCTGGCTATGGCGGCGGCCGATGTCAGCCTGGACGAACTGGAGGTGGGCGGTGTCGATCTGGCCGTTGTTCACCGGCGGATACTGGACTGGGCCGGAATCTATTCCTTCGAGCTGGTCAGTGGCATCAATGACACGACCAGGGCGGTGATTGAGAACGCGCTTCGGCAGTTCTATGAGATCGAGGGAATGACAAGGCAGGATTTCGTGGACATGATTTCGCCCAGCTTCGGAGCGGCCAGGGCGGAGATGATTGCGGTGACGGAGACAACCCGAGCCTACAACGAGGCCCACCGAGAAACGATGGAAGAGATTGCGGCGGCCGGCTTTGAGATGGTCAACTACTGGCAGACCTCAAAGGATGAATTGGTCTGCGCGGAATTCCAAGGTGGCCCCGGCTGTTCCCAAAGGGATGGGCTTCCCGAAGAGGATTGGCCCACGAAGGACTGGCCGCCACTGCATGTGAACTGCCGTTGCGATGTGGCGAGCAGCCTGGCGTGACTGTTCCCTCGGGCGGGCAGTATTCCATCAAGAACTTCGATTGGGCGCCCGTCGAAAAGTGTCCTGTTTGCGACAGTTCCCGGGCCGAATGGGCGCATTGGGAATGGGCCAGAGACGGGAAGATCCGCTGTCACTGGTATGCCTGCTCCGATTGCGGCCTGCATTACCAGAACCCGATGATGACCGATGCCGCCCTGGGGCAGTTCTACAGGGAACATTACTCCGAGTACGTTCATCGTGGCAGCCCATCGCTAGAGGGCGTGGCCGTCCGACTATTGCAAACACAGCAAATGCTGCTGCCATTCTTTCCAAAGATTGACAGGGCGCTGGAGATTGGCAGTGGCTATGGCTATCTGCTATGGGCGCTGCGCCATGATGCTGGGGCCGAGATCGTGGGCATTGAACCGGATAATTACGCCCGCCAGATCTCGATTGATGAGTTCGATATACCCGCCGTGGCCGGCATGGATGGGGTGACGGGGCAATTCGACCTGATTATTTGCACACAGACAATGGAGCACCTACCCCACCCGACCGACACCATCCGAATGGCGCGGGAGAAGTTCGCCGCCCCCGGCTGCCGGGCCTATTTCGAGGTTCCCAACAGGAACTATCGTGAGGTTCACATCCTGAGCTTCGATATGCCAAGCTTCAGGAAGTGCGTCGAGTTGGCGGGGTGGACAATAACGGAGGAGCTAACCAGAAGGTCGAAAGATGGCTTCACCCACGGCAACGATCTGGTGCTAATCTGCCATGCCTGATATGGTGCAAATCCACGTTGAGGGACTTGAGCAACTCCTGGACCGGATGCGGGAGATTGGCGCCGGGCGGTTTATTCCGACTGCCCTGAAGGCCATCGGCGAAAGCATCAAGAAAGAGGCTGGCAAATACCCGCCGGCAAGCGGGGCGAACGATCCGGGAAATCCGCTGGGCCGCTGGTATGAGCGGGGTTATGGAGTGCGATATGCCGGGGGCGGGGGCAATCCGACCAGCCAGATGATGAACCGAAAGTGGTATGTCCGGCCCGAACAATGGGCCGTCCTTGTGGGCAACACGGCAACCTATTCACCCTATGTTCATGGAGAGCAGCAGGTCGATTTTCATGGCGAGCGTGGCTGGAAGAAAGTTGGGGATGTTGCCGAGGCTGCCCTTCCCGAATTGCTGGACAAATTGGGCGATCAGATTGAGCGTATCTGGGCCCGTCCGTAGTCGTGTGTAGGGGGTGTAGGAGCACATTATGCCTTACGAGAACATGCCCGAAGAGATGTGGCCCGCCATGGATCGCTGTGTGGAGCGGGTTATGGGCGAGGGCCACGACAAGGAATCGGCAATCGGCATCTGCTATACAAGCATGATGAAAGCCGAAGAAAAAACCGAGAAATCTGATACGGTCAAGGCACTAGAGCTATCTGGAGAGGTACGAAAGCTGTTGGTGCTGGGTGCGCCTTACTACGGCCCCCACGCCGGCAAGGACCTCCAGGGGGAATACTTCGACGACAAAACCGACTTCATGACCAATCCCGGGGATACCAGACCCGTCATCTATATGCACGGCCTCACACCCTCTGGCCAAACACAACAGGAGCCCGAGGTTCTGGGGCAAGCGACCGCTATCAAGCGGGACGAGCGGGGTCTATGGTTTGAGGTCATTCTAGAGCGCATTTGGAAGGCGGCGAAAGAGGGCCTCCTGAAGGCATCCACCGGCGCGGTAAGTCATCTTGTGAGAGTAGGAAACGATGGGCACATTCTTACCTGGCCCATTGGGGAATTGTCCCTCCTGGACGTTGGCGGGGGACGAGAACCTGCCAACGGATATGCGGTAGCAATGCCGCTCAAAATCATGTATGCCAAGGCTGGCCTTCAATTGCCAGAGGCGTTCCGTGAGGCCGATGAGGATAAGGCGGACGCGACGCAGGAGATACCGGCCGTAGCAGAAGTCGAGCAAGAGGAGAAAATCGAAATGGCAGACAATGAGGGTTTGACGCTTGAGGCCGTTATGGGCGCGCTGGATGCGCGTGACGCGGCCAAGAAAGCGAAGGAAGATGAAGTGGCCAAGATCAAGGCCGAGGCTAGAGCTGAGGCCCTGAAGGAACTAGAGGCCAGACAGCCAGCATGGAAGGGCGGGTTTAGCACCAAGAGAGTGACTGAACTCGGTCTTGCCAAGGACGACATGAAGTCGTTTAGCTACTGGCTGCGGACTGGCGATATGGGCGCCGTGAAGGCGGCTCTCCAGGAAGGCACTGCTTCAGAAGGTGGCGTCATCGTTCCTGATGACTTCTTCGCCACCATCGTCGAGAAGCGCAATGCCGCCTCCTGGCTGCGTGGTTCTGGTGTGTCAGTCATCCAGACCTCCCGCGACGTGCTGAATATCCCATACCAGTCCTCGACTGACGCCCTGTTTGTTGTGGCTGCCGAAGAGGCCGCCTACAATCAGACTGAGCCGACGTTGGACCAGGTGGCGGTGACTGTCCACAAGTGGACCAATCTCATCAAGGTCAGCGAGGAACTCCTGACCGACCAGGCCGCCAATCTGGAGGCGTTCCTGTCCAGCAAGATCGCCGAAAAGATGGCGATGACCGAGGGTTACTATGCCGTGTTGGGTAGTGGATCCTCGCAGCACGCTGGCGTGATTGGCGCGAACGACTCCGACGCCATCACGATCTATGATTTCGCCTCGGCCGCGCAGATCGAGCCGTCGGAAATCATGGCAATCCCGTACCAGCTCAACTCCTTCTATCGCTCACGGGCAACCTGGGCAATGGTTGGAGAGACTGAAGCCTACCTGCGCGGGCTGGAGACGAGCAACCACTTCGCCTTCTCGGCCGGGCCGGAGGCGGGTGGAACCGGCTGGGCGCTGAATCAGCTACTTGGCCGGCCGCTGGTGAACCAGGACGGGATGGCGAGTATCGCCGCATCGGCGAAGGTCATCCTGTTCGGCGACTGGTCGTACTTCACGCTGGTCGAAAACGGAAGCCTAACCATCGCCCGGAACCCGTATCTCTACCAGGCGAACGGGCAGGTCGGGATCTTCTCGAAGTTCCGCCAGGGCGGGGCCGCAACTCAGCTAGAGGCATTCGTAGTCGCACGGCAGTCGGCATAAGGGAGGGACAATGAAAGATCTACTGAACTCCCTCAAGGTAGTCTACCTGCCGGCTGTTACCGTCTCTTCGGATGGTTCTAGTTCAGCCTCAGATGCCGTGTCCTTCAACGGCTATGACGGGGTATTGGCGATCTGCTCTTTCGATACTGCCGATGCCTCCACGGCTACCTGGAACTTCGCCATCCAGGTCGCAACAGACTCCATCGTTCCATCTGATGGAACCTTTGCGGCCTTCTCGACGGATGTGGTCACATCCAATCTAACCGTAGGCGCAAGCACCGGGGTGGACTTCTCCGCAATCTACTGTGATCTGAAACTGCACGGAGTAGATACCGGCTGTCTCAAGGTGGTCTACGGCTGCAACACATCCACCACGGGCGTTGCTCGTTGTATCCTGATATTCCACAGAGGAACAGGAGGACTTGGTCCGCGACTCAATGCTCCATCTGGTGGCGGGGCGATGCAGGAAACGTATCGCTTCCCGAACTGACAACTGAATAGCTGACGAGGGGCGGGGGCAACCTCGCCCCTCGAAGGAAACCGCATGGGATATGCTGCCGCATCTGACATCATCGAGTTCGGGCAATTCAACTCCGATGATGCCGTAAATTCAACTCTGACAACCTATCTGGGGGTTCTCTGCACAAGTGCCCAGGCAATCATCGATGCCCACTGCCAGAGGACGTTTGGGGCATCTGCCGCATCTGATGTCGTTGCTACCACGCGGAAATTTGATGTTTTCAAAGACGTGGACGGTAGCCTGTTGTGGCTGGACGAGGATCTATACGGAACAGCCAGCGACATAACAATTACCAATGGCGATGGTTCTGCCGTTCTCGCATCGGATTACGTCTTCGAGCCGAGAAACACTCAGCCGAAATATGCAATCAGGCTTCTCTGGTCCACCGGGTTATCCTGGCAGTATCCGACGACCGGCGACCCGGAGGATGCCATCAGCATCCTGGGGTGCTGGACCTATGCCATGACCACGCCGGCAGATATCAAGCAGGCAACAATGCGGCTGGCGTATCATTTCTACAAGCAGCGGGAAACCGACTCTACTCTGGACCGCCCGCTACTGACGCCGAGCGGACATACTATCATGCCCGGGAAACTGCCGAATGATGTGATAACGCTCCTGGGGCCATACGTCAAAGCCAGGGTGGGCGATGGCTAGCACACAGATTGACCTGATCTTCCAGGCAGTACATGATCTATCGGTACAATATGATAGCGACATAACTATCCCTGTCTGGGACTATGATGAGGTGAGCGCAAATCTGTCGGCCGACACCTGTCCCGTCAGGGTCCTGATGGTGGGCGGAACGGATACGGCGACGGGCGAGGAGATGGCGTTTGTCGGAATTGGAGTGACGGTATCCGTTAGGTGGCGGCTGCTCGACCGACTTTATCTAAAGGCGTTGCCGCTCGGCCGGGGGATAGAAGAGGCAAGCCCGAACATCATCAAATACATAGCCGCCTATGTGGACGCCGCCAGAATGGCACGAGGCATTACTGTTCAATCACACCTGGCGAGCCTGAGCTTCAGGCCTAGCGTGCAGGAGTGGGGCGCTACGCAGTTCTATTGTATCGACGTTGACCTGGTGATCGAGGAATACATCACCGGACCCTGATGGAGGCTTAGAATGACTTATCCTGCACTGTACAAGGTCCAAGTGGGGACAAACGATTCGGACTGGGGAACCACAATGCCCCAGACGGTCAAGCTGATGGGTGTCCAAACCGTCAGGGTTACTCCGCGCATAGAGGGCCAGAGGATCGAGGATTTGCGGGGGACAACCCAGCCATCCTATACGACGGTCATGCCCCGGATATGGGCAGAGTGCGAGTTGGCGGGTTTGGTGAGTTATGATGACCTCCCCTATCTGTTGGATGCGGCCTTCGGGACGGCCACGCCGGCCGCCGCCAGTGATGAATATAGCCGCTCCTATGCAGTAAGCCCAGACTGGGCCACCACGGATGCGCAGCCCAAGATCTTTACCATCACCTATGGTGAAACCTCCAGCGATGCCAATATCTATGGTATACCGGGAGCTACGCTGCAAAGCCTCCGACTCTCCGGGCGGTCGGGTGCCCCAATGGCCTACACGGCCAGGTTCTTTGGGAAGCAGGTGGAGGCGGATACCTTTGATGCGCTGAGCGACCGCAACGTAACTTTTGCCATGGGCGCTCACGGG